TCCCACGCATCCGCAATCCATACATTGATAGACCTTAAATCCATCAGGCATGTCTATTGCATCAAGCCATAGGAACTCAGTCTTGCGAGCGCAGCCATTACATTTGAAGCTAGTCACGATTAATCAATTCATGGCATCTAAAACATGTGCCATCCTTAAAGACTCGATCATCGTCACACGCTTCGCATTTGATAACTGATTCCTCCAGATGAACTCCATTATCATCCAATACAACTTGAAGTCCTTTGCCATTAATAAAGGCTATGTATCCCATCACTCACCACCTTGAAAGAACCAATTACCATTGGCTGTCATCTTTGCCCAGATAGCGTGCTCTTTGTTAGATCCCTTGCAAACATATCCATAATAAGGCTTACCGCCCTTAGATACGCCTTGCTTCAAGATCATGCCATGTTCACACTCAGGAGGTGGATTTGGTGTTGATTTACCAATCGCATCAACAGCTTCAGATAAAGACCATTGTTGCGGATCATCGACTTTATTATCAACTGCAAATGAAGCTCTTAAAGCATCCTCAATTGCAGCTGATTTAGTTCCCGGCGCTCCGTATCGCCTTTCCTGTAATTTCTTTTCGTATTGATTTGGCTCGGCATTGTTTACCTTAGCCATTTCCTCTCTCGAAGCGCGTTTGCCTTTAGCTGCGAAACCAGCATTTGCGAGCGCACGACCGATCGCTGAAGTTTCACAATTCTCCAATGCAGATGTGCTATTAACACCCTTCTCCGTAATGACCTCAAATGCGAGCCCAGTTGCACATGGCTTATGATCTGCTTCAGTCTTAAAAATCTTGGCGAATACAACGAACCGCTTTTCAGTCGCTTCAATGAGTTCAGTCTCGATACGATTATCAGGGTATTTCTCATGCCATTTTTCCAATCTCGATTCTACTGTTTCATAGTTATCTAAATTAAACATTATTCCTTCCATTCAAAATCTTGGTCTTGGACTGCTTCGAGCACATTCCGATAGATAGCTCCGTAGGCGATAAAGTCTTTAACTGAGTCGTAATGATCTGGAGTTTCAGTAAGCCTAGAAACCTTGACCAACGCCATACATAAAGCAGCTTGGTGTGGTGTGATTGGGAAATCAAGATATGCACTCCACAATCCAGCAATTCTTTTGTGATTATAGTACGGATGTCCATAGACACTTCCGCGCTCTTGGATCGTAGTAATGACTTCATTTAATAGATCCTCAGTTTTTGTCATAATCAAAAACCTGCTCTAATTTAAGTTTTTGGATTTTGGCTTGATGATCTATGCAAGACTTCCATCCAGCAGCTCTACCGGCATAATAGCCATTATCGTAAATTTCTGACTTTCGGTGTTCATCCCAGAAATATAAAGCTGCTCCAATTAAACAGCCTATAATAAATCCATAACCTACAATTTCCATTTCGCTCCCTAATACCAGACGGATGTCTGATACAGAAAGTATGACTTAAAGCAAGGACACTCAGTTAGTTATTTACGGCGTGTTTTATAACGATTAGATAACGCCAAGATCCTCAAGATCATCGATATGGTCATCAATCGTGCGTTCGTGATAATCGGTTTCACGCCCCATAAGACTTTCCAAGAGCTGTAAATGAGCCATCTTTATTAATTGGAATAAGCGTTGGGGTCATATTCTTGCCATTCCAGTCTAAAATGACTATGCCCATTTGCCAGTTTGCGATGCCTTTTGTGTAACTAGCCTTAGCCTTGTTCATGAGGTTACCGGATTCTATGCCATAAATCGTCCTGTATTGCCCTCCTAAGCCCTCAGAAAACGAAGATAGACCCAACTTGTGGGTATGCCCAATTAAAACGCTCTTACCGACCTTTTTAGCCAGATTTAAGGCAGTTAAGCCAGCGTTAGGATTAGAGTTTCCTTCATCCCCATGCCCGAGCAACCAGCCCTTCTCAAACTCAAAAAATGATTTGTGAAAAGTAATCCCTAAATTATCGAAATCCATAAACTTGGCGTATTGCAATTCAGGTAGGCTGATTAAGCCCGGCACTTTTAAGAGTGTGTTGTATAAGCGATCTGTGTGATTTGATCTGACAATATGAGCTTCTTTAGCATTTTCAGTTAATGCCCAAAGAATGTCTTGAGTAGCTTTACGATCTGCATCAAGGGTCTGTTGATAAGCCAAAGGTGTTTTCTCAGCCCATCGAGAAATGGTTTGAAAGTCGATCTCATCGCCAACACATAAAACGCTGTCAAACTTTTCACGCCTTGCCAGTTTAATGACATTCTTTACAGCTGCTTCATGGTGGTATGGAATTTGCAAATCACTTATTACTAAGTATCGCTTAATCTTCATCCTCATCTGGAGTTGGAATAGTTGGGATTATTCCTTTGTCGCCTACGATCCAGTCAGGCATTGATTCAGGATTATCCATTAGGTAAAGCGCACAGGATTCATTAAATCCAGCCTTGCGTGCAGCTCTAAACATTTCATGCTTTGCAATATAGAATTGATCTAGTTTTGATAATGGTTCAGGAGTTTGGCGAACTACTCTCCGATTAACCTTTTTGCGTGGTGTGCGTTTTCGTGTGTTCGCCATAGCAAAATTATCTCTTACTAATTAATGCGAACAGTTCATCAACACGCGCTTCTAGTCGTGAACTTCTATCATCTATTCGGTTAATAGCATCCTTGATTGAGCTGCCAGAATTCGGGCGAAGTTCGCTTAAAAAACTTTTAATAACCCATCGTAGAGCCAGCAATAAAGCGCTTGCGATACTTATTACGCCAACGCCAAATGCGACTAATTCGTTCGGTGTCATGCGTCATTCGATCCAACGCCATATTCAGCCTCTGTCTTATCAAGTGCTTTAGCTGCTGGTCCGGCAAGAGCTGCGATTACTACTGATACAACTGGATCTAATCCAAGTTCATTACTTGCCAAGAATGTCAAGAATGAAACTAAGACTCCACGAAAGTAAGACTTTAGGACTGCCTTTTGTTTATCGGTGATTTTCATTAATTGCCTTTCAGTAGTGGGATGTCGAACTTCTTGCCATTTTGATTTGGTTTGAAAGAAATATGTATATGTTTGTGATGGGGATTTATGCCTGTGTATTTTCTAAACTTCCATAGCGATCTAGGACTAGCAATTTTACCTGCGTGGATTATGTAAGATATACGCTTATCTTTTTTTGCTGCGAGTCGAAGCTGATCTGCCAAATCATAACTAATCCCTTGTTGGTCAGATAAGCCAGCGTCAATGTCGATCGCGCAAACTTCTCCGTTAGATCTTGGGTTGTGATCGGATTTTCTAGATGCGTGCTTATTATCGCCGATCCATCCATCAGCTTTCCTGCTCCTACCCACAAACGCTCCATTTATCTGGTCGCGTAATGTTTCAGCAGCTTTAGATAAAAATGGCTTCATTAGCCAAGTAGCAATTTTGCTTCGTCAGCAGTTAAACCTAAACGATCAAGAATTGCTTGGCGTTGAGTTTCTTTTGCTTCGGCTTCGGCTTTTGCTGCTGCCTGTGCTGCTTGATCTGCCTCAGCAATCTTTAACTCAGCAGCAGTCATTTCTCTGTCAATAATTTCGTCTGTTTCAACATTGTGTATTCTTATCATTGGTCTGCTCATTATTTAACTCCGTAAAGTAGGACTGTGCCACCTGCAAAAGTAATTGTGCCATTGTAATCAAAAACTAATGAAGTAATAGCAGTATTTGATCTAAATGCACCAGATGCTAATATGGTTGTATTAGCAGTTCCACTATCAACAAATAAACCATAATAATTGAACGGTTTGAAACTAGTAGCAGAAGTGTAATTGTTTATTTGGATTACCCAACAATTGTCTGCATTTGTTCTTAATGTAGATGCAAAATTTGTTAAATTCATTGTAGTAATTGTATAAAGTTGCGGACTATTGCCAGCAACTAGGGATGCATTACATAAATTGTTTACATTGTTCGGTAATAATCTAAAATTAGCATTAGCAGTATTGGCCGTCATACCTGTAACAACTAAATACAAAGAATTATATGTTTGTGGAATTGATGAAAGTGTTGTAGTTGCACCTGATAATGTAGTTGTGCTAATCAAAGTCATTCCACCACTAGGAGCAGTTCCCCACTCAGGAGCAGTTGCGCCAGAATTTACTTTTAATACTTGGTCGGCAGTTCCAATTGCTAATCTTGCTACTGTGTTGTCAGCAGTTCCATAAATTAAATCTCCAGCAGCATCAACTAATGATTTGTTAATTGCTGCACCTGCATTAGTAAATACTGTGCTATCAATTGCAGTTCCAAGTGAACGGATAGCTGCTGCACCATCTTTAACCAACGCGGTATCGTCTGGAGTGCTCCAGCTGTAATTAGTAGTGGTTGCCATATTGTCCTATTCCTATGAGATTATTGTAGCGTATTCCCAAGTCAAACTTGGGTCGATTGTGTTCCAAGCCTCTATGGCTGGGGTTGTATTCCAACGCATCGCCACTTGGCTAAATGCGACCGGAGAAACATTAATAGTGAGAAACAGTTCATTGAAGCGAGTGCTCCATGACCAGCCCTCAACATAACCTTCAAAATCTCCACCTGATATTTGGCTTGGTAGGTTTTGAATATGAACCGGCATTCCCATAAATACAGCTAGTAAATCATCCCGATCTGCGTTATCGATTTCAGGGTTAGTGATTGGGAATGTAATCGATTGGAATGCTGGGATTGGATAAGCTCTTTGATCGATATATCGGTCGGCAATAGACTGAGCATCTACAGCACCTTGAACCCTTGAATTAATGCTTTCGGCTTTATAGCCATATAGGGCAATTGAAGCGGCATCTGTGGCAGTAACTTGTGAATTGTAATTGTTGCCATAGTTAATATAAATATCATTACGAACATCTGCTGATCTCATGATCGTAGATAAGCCTTGACCTAAAGCATGGCGAGCATCTAGTTCAACATACCCATTGACTAATAGATAATTTTGCCTATGGTCTGCATCTGCATAACCGATATTGCCTTGATTGTCTTCATAAATATATCCAAATGCTGAATTAGCAATATCTGAAATAATGTTGTAGATGGTGTCCACAGTTGTAGATTGAGCGGTCATGGTATAAAGACCCGGCTGATCTATTTCACCAAGTCCTAAATTGACTGCATCTTCCCAAGTTTCGGTTGCGTTGTAAGTTGCCCATGTTGAAGCTGCTGGCACATCATTCCAAGTGCCAAGTAATATGCTAGACAAAATCTCATATATTTGGTTGCCGTCCTCATCTTGAGAAATGTTATCATCCCAAATTTCTTTGGTTAATTTTGTTAATGTTCCCATTGCTAAAATGGTGTATTGAATAACTGTTGCAATTTGACCCGTTGCACCTACTGAAACAGTTACATCTGTTAAATCTCCACCAAATAAACTTACATAAGATCCAGTTGAGTCTTTTACTTGTAAATCAAAACTATCGTTTATCTCAAAAGGTAAAGTTTGGTTATTTAATGCAACCAGCGTAACTTGCATATATGAAGGAAGCGGCTGTTGGTATATGTCAGATCGACCTGCTGTATGCTGAACATCTGAAATAGTTATGTCAGTATAATCAACCCCACCGACAGTTAATTTCCAATCAGGTGTAAAAACTGTCATTATCTATCCCTTAGAGCAGTTACACTTCTCGCTGATTGGCTGTTTAGATAATTTGCAACAGTTCGAGCAGTTCCCTCAGGATCTAATGCCCCACTAATTGTAATGTTATTAATTTGACCCATACCACGACCACCAAAAGTTGATCCGCTTGGAGTAGGCACATTTGGTAATGATGATCTACTAGCTGACGGAGCAGGATTTGGAATAAAACCAATATCAGTTCCGGGCTTTAGAATGTTAATAAGTCTAATTGATTGATTTGCAAACTCAACTAATAAGCCAATTGCTTCCCTTACGAAAGTAATAAATCCTGAAATAATTCCAGCTACTACGCCAATAGCCTTTCCAAATGATTCAGCACCTCTTTGAGATTCGGCAAGTGAAGCGCTCAATCCTTGATCGCCGGTTAAACCTGCAATAAATCCATTTAATGTTGGAATGCCTTTATCATTTAAGAATGTAATAAACTTCTCGACTTCAGGAAGTAACGCTGTGCCAAGTGATTCTTTAGCTTCATCAAATCCTACTTTTAAGCGATCAATCTTTCCTTGAAAAGTTTCAGCATTTGTAGCTGCTGCACCACCATAAAGATCAGCGAGTTTCTGTTGAACCTCAGTAAATGTAAGGGTTGATAATTCAGCCTTTGATAAGCCAAGACCTAATCGACCAAGTGAAGTAACATTTCCATCTTGTGCTCTACCTAAAGCATTTGAAACAGTTTCTAAATCTTTACCAGATGCAGCACTAATATCTAAAGCAAGGGTTAATAACTTTTGGGCTTCCTCAGTTGATTTTGTAGATACTGCTAATCTCTGTAACGCTGGGCGAAGTTTGTCATCCGCAACACCAGTTGCCAAAGAAGTCTTTAGGATCATGTCCTCAGTTGCCTTTATTTGGGCATCAGTAGCGCCTGTGGCTTGTCTTAGGGCATTGGCTAACCTTAATTGTGCCTGTTCATCCTCAATCGCAGCCTTGACCCCATCAACGGCTAATTTAGTGCCATAGGCAACGGCAGCAGCAGCAGCTACGGCAAAAGCAGCAGCAGCTTTCTTTCCAAAATCTGAAATCTTGCTTGAGTTAGTTTCAACGGCTTTATCAGCTTCGCCTAATTTCTTTTTTAGATCATCAACATCAGCAAGAATTGATAACTTTAATGTGCGATTACCGGTTGCCATTAGATCCATTTCTTAATGATGCGATCAAAACTTTGTTCCCACTTGTTAATCAATTCAGGCTGAATTCTGCGAAGGGTTGGATAAATGAACCATCCGCGAGATCCACGACCTGACCGCCCCGAATATGCAGGGAACTGTTTGAATTTATTTGAACCAAACTCAATACCACCCCATAGGGTTTGCGTAGTAGCACCACCTGAAAATTTTTGGCGTGCGAATCCATAACTGAATTCACCGATCTTGCTTGACTTCTTGATGCTAACGCCATCCGCGACTCTTTGCGCAACCGCGCCAGCCTTTGTTCTACCTCTAGCTGCTTGCTTAATTTCCTCTGATGCAAAATACGCCAGAGCAGCAGATTGACGGCGTGCTTCATCAGTAGCTTGTTCATCCATAAGTTTGAAAGCTTTGTAAATATCGCGCAGGTCTTTTTTGTTGTAGGCGATTGTTTCACTTGCCATACCTCTGCTCCAATACTTCTATCGCTGTCAAAATGTCTTCTGCGTCAACCCATTCACTCATTGGAATTTGTGTGGCTATTGCCAACTCAACCAATAATCTGCTTAGGCTTCCTGCTTCATGACTTTTGGGTTTGTTTCACGCACCACATCCCAATCAGAAACAGTTTCAATCCAAGCTTCAAATGGCTTTACTGGTTTTCCTGCTTCTTCTCTTTTGTGAGCATGATAAGCCAAGAACATTAAACCAGAGATGCCACCTTTATCATCCCAATCTTTAATGCTAAAGCCAGTCTGCTTTTCCCACTTTACCCACTCAGGAGTTTTGGCAATATAAGTTGCTTGTTCTCCTGAGTTATATGTAATTGTAATTGATAATTTCATTTTTTGCTCCCGTTTCTATTTCTTAACTAAATGTTTCGGTTACTGCTCCACCTGAAACAGTAAATTCAAAATCAACAGTTTGTGCATCAATTCCTGATCCACCGGCTGTTGGGAACTCTGGCTTTACTGGGAACACAAATTGTGCGCCAGTTGCAGCTGTAAGAGTAATTGAAATGTCTGTATCTGGAGCGGTTTCTGCTGCTGTCCATAGAGCCTCGCAAACTGAGTTTGCCTTGCCCCAGTCAGCTAACATTGATAAAGCGAATGTGCCTGAAATGTTTGTGGTCTTGTAAGCTGTGCCATCAAGTGTCTGATATTCCTGACGCTCATTGACCTTTGTTAATACTGCGCTGGTTGCTTGCGCTTCGATGTCTGTTCCACCTGAAAAAGACAACGAAATATCGCGACCAGTTATGACTACTGTTGCCATGATTATTTCTCCTTAGACTGTGCGTGTGTAGTAGGTAGATACTCGAACATCTGCGATAAGCAAAGTCGATGCTCCGACTGTGGTGACTGTTGGTCTTTCGACCGAGCTGACAATATATCCTGCCGGAATTACTGCCAGAACACTTATTATTAATTGCTCGATATTGTCGAGTGATGCAGGATTGCTATTATATGCAACTGCAACAGTTATAGTCATGTTGACTTTTGATCTAATGTTTGATTTGTTAATTGTTTCAAATTCTAGGTATGGTGAATCCGGCACAACTACAACAGCTGGCGGGATTACTGTTTCAGGCACAAATGAATAAACATTACCGGCAACGCTAGATAATGCAGTTGCTAAAGGTGTGCGAACCTGTTCAAGGATTGTTTGGTTAGGCATTATTGACAGATACCTTCAACATCTACATAAGGCCCGAGAATTCCAATTACGCGTGAATATAAACTGCGACCCATTCTGTAAGGAGTGGCTGTAAAATCAACGCCTTCAATTTGTCCACCTGCTGCAACTCTTGATTGGAATACTTCAACCGAGATTGCAAAAACTGCTGATCTAACTGATTGATTTCCAACATAAGTTGATGCGCCTGTTAGTGTGGCAGTTCCGCTTGGAATAACATTTGCTTCAATAATATCTGCGTTTGTGATACTAGCTGAAAAAGTATAATCGCCAAGATTGTCTGCTAATACTGTGCGAGTTCCGTTATATGGACTCAAGCAACCAGCAATAACTACCGATTGGCCTTCGGTAAATTCATGCACGCCAACTGTTGTAAATGTGGCAACATTATCTTGTAAAACTGTTTTTTGAACTGCGCTCTTAAATGTAACTAACATTGGCAAAATAGTGTTTTCGCTAGTGTCTATTATGCCATCTAGATATGTGTCATTATATAAAGCAGACGACACACCAAGCACAGATCGCAACTCGGTGGCTGTAATTATACTTGGCATGTCATCTCCTTACTCCCATTAATGGATGCCTAAGATCGGGAGCAACCTTAGGCACTCAATTAAATTAAGCTATTGCATCCAATTTACGGAATGCTGTTGGGTAGCGATTAACTACGCAAACATATCCGTATAGACCGATTTCAATACGGCCATTGGCTACAACATTGGCACGAAGTTCAATTGTGCCTGACTCATGGAATCTCATAGCTGCTGATGGATATACCAATGCAACCTTTGTTCCACCTGTGTTACCTGTGTAGTTTGGATCTACAACTAGGTCAAGACCAGCAACTGTTCCGTTTGTTGATCCTTGAGTTACTAAACCACCAGCATTCTGTAGTGATCCACCAGCTGCAAATAATGGTCGGTTTGAACCATCTACTGCACCAAGAATGTTTGCGAAATCAACATTCTCATATCCACCTGATGTTGCAACTAATAGGCGGTTTGGTGTGAAGCGCATAACGCCATAAGAATCAGCAATACCTTGTGCAATTGCCTTGTAAAGTGATGCTCCAGATGAAGTATCTGCACCATCGGCTGCAATTGTTGCTGCATAAGCATCAGTCTTTTGTGCATAAGATGCAGCTAACTCGCGAACTAATAGATCTGCAAATGATGGGTCTGAACGATCAAACAACTCAACATTTACAATGTTTGCTCCTGCAAATTTAACAACTGTGTCCTCTTGGAATGTTACAGCTGTATCAGTTGATGAAAACTCTACACCTTCAGCAGTTAATGCTGTAGTTGCTTGAGTTCCCAATTTTGGAGTGAAAATTTTCATTCCTGATGCTGGAAGTGGAGCGCGCTCGATTGAATCGATAAATGGGCGAGATGAATCAATTACGCCAATTACATCGCGTAGGTAATTTGGTGGAACAGTTCCTGTGTTTTCTGAAACTGTTGCAATTTGTAATGCTGCAACTAGATCGCGTGCATCGGTATCTCCAGCCAATGCTTTAACCTGTGCATTTAGATATTGTCCTGCTGTAACATTTGTGTCAATGCGTGGCTTTGTGTATGCCATGTATTGAGCAGTTACAACTGGAGCTTGTGCCGCTTCTACCGCTTCGGTCGCGATAGGAGCTTCAGAATTAATCTCTGACACTTTGTTCTCCTCTGTTGTTGTATCCTCAGCGGCTGCTTCGGAATTCTCTGGTGTTTCACTAGCTGCAACTTCCGCGACCCTTGCGCTATCAATTGCAGGATCTGTAACGAGTGAAACTTCTTGAAGTGTGCTTGATTTAATTCTTAGCACGCCTTCCTCATTTTTCCATTCATTAATTTTTACTCCGACAGAAAATCCATCACGAAGCCCAGTAGCAGCTTCTTCTAATGCATCATCGGCTCTAAATGTTTTGGCTAAACGAAATGTGGCTTCCAAGCCTGTATCGGTAGCAGTAATGTCAACTAACTTACCTAAAGGCTTTGTTGTTTGATGCTCAAGCAATAATTTTACAGGCTTTGAGAAATCAATTGAATCTTTTTCGAATACAGTTAATCCTGCACTTGTTGATCCTTGCTCATCCCATGTAACGATCTTTCCTGAGATTGTGCGCTTGTTAGTGTCGGCAGCTGTTATCTCTATTGGAAAACTAATTTTCATCGTATTAGATCTTCTTCCTCTTGGATTTGCTCAACGCTCATCGCGCCAATGCGGTTTAGGATTTCATAAACTTGCGCTCGCTCTAATGCTGAGCCACGCAAGAAATCATCAATATCAAATCGAGTTTCAATTCCGTTAGGGCAGAAATCGGCTTGAGATAGTCTTTGTTCAATTGCAGTTAAGATTGGTCGTAGTGAGAAATCAATAAGTGCTTTTCTTTCGGCTGTCATGTTTGAATAAGTCATGCTGGTAGTTTCAGCAGATACAAATGATGCAGGGATACCAGATGCTCTTGCAATTTCTAAAGCAAGGTATTGGCGAGCTTCATTTAATTGTAATTTAGCCGGATCAAATCCTAAAGCTTGTAATTCAACATCAGCATTTAAGAATGCAGTTGATCTTGTTGATCTTGATATTTTCCATGATTCTAATAACTTTGTAATTCGCTCTGGAGTTAAATTTGTGCCATTTGACTTTAACACCATTTGTGGCATAGGCTCTTTTGCATACATTTCAGCAGCTTGCTCTAATGATGCAGCA